CCTATGAACTCTGTTTTGGAAATCAAATACATATTAGAGATTCTGGATATTCAATAAAATCTACTGGATTTACAATTGATGGTGTAAATGAAACTCTTTATATGGCGGATAGACCATCTTCTACGGATAAAAAAACAGGTACGATTTTCTTCTTTAAATTGGTGAATAATTTACCTGTAAATGTGAAAAATATTGCAGGAACTGTTGATTATATTAGAGGTGAAATAAGATTAGATGTTGTTAATATAACATCTGCTTCTTTAACCAATGGATTTGTTGAGGTCCAAGCAATACCAGAATCGAACGATATCATCGGACTGCAGGATCTGTATCTGCAATTGGACGTTCAAAATACTGTGGTAAATATTGTAGAAGATGTTGTCAGTTCTGGCGAAAATTCTTCTGCAACAAATTATGTAACTACATCTAGCTACCTAAACGGAAAGTATACGAGATAAAATGTCAGAAATTAAAAGGGTAAAAATTGGTTCTATCCTAGAATCACAAATTCCAGAGTTTCTATCTGTAGAATCACCTCTTCTTGTAGAGTTTCTTGAACAGTATTATAAGTCAATGGAGAGCCAATCGGGTTCTATTGACATTATTTCGAACATAACTAAGTATAAAAATACTAAAAAGTTCAATAATATCGACTTAATTGAAGAAACTTCACTAACTTCTGACGTTCTGAGTTTTGATACATCAATAAACGTAACCTCAACAAAAGGTTGGCCTGATACCTATGGTTTATTGAAGATAAACAACGAAATCATCACATATACTTCTAAAACTGAGACATCTTTTAATAATTGTATAAGAGGATTTAGTGGAATTGAAAATCTAAGAGCATTAGATAACCCAGAATTTGCTGTATTTACATCTACTAATACCGAAGAACATTTAAGTGGAGCTGTAGTTTCTAATTTAAGTAATTTATTTTTAGTTGAGTTTTTTGAAAAATTCAAGTATGAATTTTTACCAGGATTTGAGTCCAGAGATTTTTATGAAAATATTTCTGTAGAAAATATAGCCTATAAAATCAAGGATTTATATTCATCTAAGGGAACAGATCAGTCATATAAACTACTCTTCAAAATTTTATATGGTTCCGATATTGAGATAATCAAACCACAGGACTATACTTTAACTCCATCTTCTAACTCATACTTTATTACAAAAAATATTCTTGTAGAAAAAATCTCTGGTGGTGATCCAATAGACACCAAAGGTAACTTTTTGTTCCAGAACATAGCTGGTATTGGAACTGTAAGTGCTTCTATTTTCAATGTGGAATATAGACCTGTTGCTAATAAGAATTTTTATGAAATTTCTCTAGATAGTACTTCATTTAGTGGCAATTTTGAAGTATCTGGTAAAACTAGAATTTTGGAAAGTGTTTCGCAAAATGATGATAATATTTTAGTTGACTCTACAGTTGGATTTGCTAATTCTGGATCAATTATAGTAAAACCACGAAATTCTGACTATATTACAATAAACTATACTGGAAAAAATATAAATCAGTTTACTGGAGTCACAAATGTATCTAAACCTTTAGACTTTGGTTTAGATTTGACTGAGGAAAAATTTGCTTTTAGTTACATTGGTGTAGGAAATACATCTAAGGTAGAATTTAGAGTTGTCAATGTAATTGATAGTATCGATTTTTCAAAAACTTCTAATCTAAGAGTGGGGGATTCTATTTCTCTGTCTGGGTTTGGTAGAGATTTATTTGATGAATATGAATTTAATAGTTGGATGTATAATTTACCAACTAATCACAATATTCAAGTAATATCTCAGGTTGATAGTACAAAATATAGAGTTCAATTATTTGATAAAGTTTATTTTTATGTTGGGGAAGAAATTCTTTTAGTAGATTCTTCTAATAACAATACACAGGCTAAAATTATTGATGTAGAATATTCTGCTTCAGACTTAATTAAAAAATATGCAAATACAGTTCTGATTCAGGTGTTGAATCCTGGATCATTTACTGTTTTGGAATCATCTATATTGAGGAAAAGAATTTACAAAGTAAATCACTATAGTAATTATTTCCAAGATCTTGGAAACATTTCAGCAGGAGTCCAAAACACTTATATTGATTCTGATGAGAAATTTTTCTATGTAACATCTTCTGGATTACCAAACTATACAGTTTTCTCAACTGATAATAAGAAAATTGGAATAACTAACGCTGGTTCAGCTTCTACAGATACTTTTAATATTCCAGATCATAATTATTTAAGTGGAGAAGTATTATATTATGATAATACTTCTAATAGTTCTGGACTTTCTACTGGACTTTATTATGCAACAAGAGTTGATAAAAATAATATAAAATTGTCATATAGTAAATCTGATATTTTTTCCGAAAAGTATATTAATGTTAATCCGGGAATATCAGGTGATATTTTCTATAAATCTGGATATGAGGGAAAAAGTCTAAAACACCAGAAGTTATTAAAAAAATTCCCATTTAAAACTTCCAAGTCTCTATTTGATGATTTAAACGAAAGGACAACTTTTAATAGAGAAGTTGGAATGTTGATAAATGGTGTTGAAGTATTATCACCAACTTTGTTTGACGAAAATATTTACTATGGTGGACTATCTTCTATTGAGGTCACTAATCCAGGTGAAGAATATGATGTTATTGAATCACCACCTATAGAAGTACGAGATGAAACTGGAAACTCTGTAAAGGCACATTTAAATCTAAGTGGCACGGTCAGAGAAGTTAATATATTAAATGCCGGATATGGTTATCAAGAAAAGCCAAAAGTAACGATAACCGGTGGTAATGGAGTAGGTTGTGCTTTAGAGTCAAACTTTGTTAGTACTAGAGTTTCCGCTGGTTTTAAGGCAGATTTAAACGTTGAAACCATAGGTAATACCATACAGTTTTTGACCACTATTCCATTCGAAGATGGAGAGGAAGTTATATATGATTCCAATAAGAACCAAAACCTTCCTGGAATTGTAGATAGTTCAACATACTTTGTTGGAATTCTGACTGATAATAAAATTAAATTATTCAATACCCAACAAGATGCTCTTCGTAAGGAAAATGAAATTGACATTGTTGGGGTGTCTTCTGGATTTCACTTTATAACAACCTTAAAAAATAAAAATACTTTTACCAAAATTTATGTTAAAGATCCGGGAAGAGGTTATTCCAATAGAAAGGTGAAAGTTCCTTCACTTCTTTCTGCAAATAACGTTTCTGGCATTAATACTTTTGATTCTTATGTTTATGCCAGAAATCATGGATTCTCCAATGAAGAATATGTAATTTATCAATCATCCGATACTCCTATAAGTGGATTATCGACATCTTCATACTATCAAGTAAAGGTAGTAGATAATAATAGATTTAGACTTTATAATGCTGGAGTTAGTACTCAATTAAGTTCTGAAAATTATGATAAAAATAAATTTGTCAAATTTGAATCTTTAGGAGTAGGAACTCATATTTTTGGATATCCACCTATTGAAATAAAAGTAGAATCAAAGTCTGGAACTGGAGCTACCACAATAATTAATTCTGAATTAATTCCTATTGTGTTGGGATCTATTGATGATGTTTATATTGAAGATGGTGGAATTGGATTTGGTTGTACTAATATTGTTAATTTTCATAGAAGACCGGATGTTGGTGTTTCCAGTATAACTTCTAATGCTATTTTAAAACCAATTATTATTGAAGGGTCAATTGTAGATGTTCAGATTATTAACAGGGGTAAAGGATTTAGAAAAAATTGCCAAATATTGGTAGATGGAGTTGGAAATTTTGCACAATTAGAACCAATTATATCAGATGGATCTATTCAAGCTGTTAATATTGTTTTTGGTGGAGTTGGATATGCATCATCAAATACCACATTAACGTTAAAAAATAGGGGACAAAATGCCAAGTTCTTGGCCAATGTAACTGAATGGAAGATAAACCAGATATTTAAAAGTAAAGATGTCATTAATAAAGATGATGATGGAATACTATATTCCAGTAAAAATACCGATTTGGGACTACAGTTTATTTCTTTTTATGTTCCTAAGAACTTAAGATATCAATTATCTGACAACTTTACCGAAAATAATAAAGAAAATACTGGAACACTAAATCATTCTCCTATCTTGGGTTATGCTTACGATGGTAATCCAATTTATGGACCATATGCATATAATACAACAACTGGTGGATTTATAAGAAGGATGAATCCTGGGTATGTTTTAGATGTTGATACCACTAGTGGTAAGAGACCACCTTCTTTTGAGGGGGGATTCTTTGTTAATGATTATAAGTATGATGGTTCTGGTGACCTAGACATTCATAATGGCAGATTTGCAATAACTCCGGAGTACCCTAATGGAGTATATGCATATTTTTCAACGATAGATGTTAGTGCATCAAATGAATCTACTCCAAAATATCCATATGTTGTTGGCCCATATTTCTACAACAAACCAGTAGAAGAAAACTTCTTACCAGGATTCAATCAAGACTTTAATGTTTTTGATACGACGTTAACCAGAAATATTGGACCATATTATCTTAACAGATCCAGTTCATCTTATGATTTAATCGAAACAGTTCTAGAAGAGTATAAACAGGAGTTTTCTGTAACAGCTATAAACTCTGGTAAAATTGAAGATGTGTCTATATTCTCCAGTGGAGATAACTACAAAGTAAATGATCCCGTAGACGTTGATATAACGGGTTCTGGCGGTGTTCAACCAAATATTGTTGTAAGTGAGTTGGACGGTAGAGAAGTGGACGCTTTTACAGTCGTTCAGGAGAAAATACAGAACGCTGAATTTAATATAAGAACTCCAAATACTGTTATAAGAACGTCTGGTCCCCATGGAATCGATAACGGACAACCAATAACAATCACTGGAATTTCTACTATTACTTCATCTGCTTTTGAAGGAGTTCAGATTGTAGAGGTCAAAAATAAGGAAGTTGAACTGTCAGAAGATATTGCTGACGAAGCTACAACTACTAAATTTACTTTCATCAAAGTAAAGGACGTTAATGGTTTCCAGGTTAATGATTTTATTGGAATTGGAACAGAAAAACTGTTAATTACCAAAATAGATTTCCAGAGATCTGGATTCCATGTAAATAGACTCGAAAATACAGGAATTCATACCATATCTGGTGGCAATGTGAATCTCTTGCCAAGAGAATTTTCTATCCCCACCGGAAATGTAACGGATTATGTTATTAAAAACTATACCACGTTCTTCGATCCAAAGAGTGATGTAGGTATTGGTAGCACTGGATCATTTAGAACAGTTGTCGGTTTTGGGAATAGTACTACCGAAATGAAACTTATACCACCAAGAAGTATATATTTACCCGGTCATAAATTCTATACAGGACAACCATTAAAATATAATTCTGGATCTGGTTTTGCTGGGACATCTCTATATGTCAATAATGTAGGTGTTGCACAATCCATTCAACTGGAAGATGATCAAACGGTTTACGCTGTAAACCTAGGTAGGGATTTTATTGGATTATCAACTGTTGGATTTACAACTTCATCAACTAATGGTATAGGAACTAACAATAACTCTGTGGAATTCTGGGACCAAGAAGATTTTTCGGGAGTAATTGGTGCAGCTCATTCATTAACAACGATTAATCCAAAGATCACTGCAACCTTAGAAAAATCTTCGGGAATAGTAACCACAACTTCCAACCATAATCTTCAAGTTGGGGATGAAATTCTGTTTAATGTCAGCACTGATTATAACGAAGTTGTAAAAGTTTTCTTTGATCCAGTAAACAGAAAAGTTTTGATGAGAGAAGTTGCTTTCTCAGACTCTGATGTTTCTTTATCTGATAGTTCTATTGATGTTTCTTCATATACTGGCAATATAGTAACTGGTGATAAGGTACTTTATATATCTGCATATCCTATTAATGGACTTGAAAATTATTCAACATATTATGTTCTAAGAACCGATCCAAATACTATAAAATTATGCAAATACAGAAGTGATATAGAAGATTCAAATTTCATTAATTTCACTTCTATTGGTGGAGTTGATCAAAAATTACACTTCGTAAATCCACAGATTACCTGTATAAGAACTACAAAGATAGAATTTGATGTATCAGATTCAAGTCTTAGTAGTCTTGATTTGCAATTCTATTTTGATGTAAATTTTGTCGAAAAAATTAATGAAAGAACTGGTTTCTTTGTAGAAAGAGAAGGTATTCCAGGAGATCCTGGAGCTAAGATTATTTTAGATCTTTCTTCTCAATTCTTCCCAATTTATTATGGATTATTCACTAAGGGAACTTCAGAACAGAGTAAGAATCAAATATCAACAGATATTGACGTTTTATCGCATAATAAAATTAGTATAGTAAATCATAGACTTAACTCTAGATTCAAACTTACTAGTGTTTCCGATAAATCTTTTACATTCTTTAGTGATAAAAAACCAACATTCATTGAAAATCAAATTCTAACTCAAAATTTAACAACTTTCTCATATAAAACTACATCACACAGTGCATTAGGACCTATATCTAAATTAAAAATCAACTTCCCAGGAAGAGGATTTAATAAAGTTCCTAGAGTTAGGGAAGTTAAAAGTGAAAGAGGAACAAACGCAGTTGTAAAACTCATATCTCCAAATATTGGTAGAGTTGAAACTTTCACAAGAGTGAAGGATGGATTTGATTATCCAACTGACCCAACACTTTCACCATCTTTGAGTGTTCCTACTGTTCTTGGAGTTAAAGACATAAGAACTATAGATTACATTGGAATAACAACAGGTGGCAGAAGATATAATAGTCCACCGAAATTGCTTGTAAAAAATAATGATCTTGATATTGAACTCGGTGCAGTTATTTCTGGTGGATCTGTAACCAATGTAACTATTAATAAAAATTCTACTTCAATAGCCAAACCTCTTGAAGTAATAACAATATTCAATTCAAATGGATATGAAATTGATAATATAAGTGTCGTAGGTAATTCGATAACTCTGGAATTATCAAACGTTGCAGGTCTGACACCATTTATACCAACAGGATTTGGCAGCACCGACTTCGTATATCCCTTTAATGTCGGTGACGAGATATTTGTTGAAAATTGCAGACTTACAGATGAGACAAGAGCTCTTGGTCGTGCTAATTTCAATTCTTCTTCATATGACTATGCGTTTTTTACAGTTACTGGAATAAGTTCTATTAATAATACAGTCACTTATGATATGACTGGCATATCTACCGGTACTTTTGGTGACTATAGTGATGAATTTAATTTGGGCACAGTGATCAATAAGAATGACATGCCTGTTTTTGAGATGATCTTAAAGGATGATGTAAATTATGCATCAAATGAGGTTGTTACGTCACCAAGATTTTCTGGTAGAATTATGGAGAGGGGTTGGGACGGTAGACTCAACCAAATGAGATTGAAGAATGTTTCTGGAGATATAACAGTAGGTGATAAAATTTATGGAGAAACATCTAAGATTACTGGTACTGTAGAATACTTTGATAAATTTAACTTATTTGCAACCCTCGGTGTTTCTAGAGATAAGACTGCTTCGGTGGACCTCTCTTCTGGTATTTTAAATGAATATTCTCAAAGAATATCAGATAACTTCTATTATCAAAAGTTCTCATATTCCATTAAAGGTGGTGTTCCATATGATAAGTGGAGGGAATCTGTAAGATCAATTGTACACCCATCAGGATTTAAAGAGTTTTCTGATCTGGAGATTGTTACTAGCCCAACTCAAAATGAAGTTAATGTTGGAATTGCTAGATCTGTGAACATGAAACCAAAACTTGCGGTTTCAGATTCGTTCACTTTCTTAAATGTTGATGAAGTTATTTCTATGAGTGTTAGGAAGAACTTTGCTAGAGTTTATGAAGAAGAATTGTTGGAAAATGGTTCAACACAAAATGTTTATTTTGATGAGGGAGTTGATCTAGAAGCTTACATAATGAACAGAACTAACAAGGTTCTAAACATTGATGATATTTCCGATCAATTTAATGGAACTTCCGAACAATATCTGAGAGGTAGATATGCAGACGCTTCAGATTTATTAGATTTAAATAGAGAATTTATTAAAGAAGAGGTAGTTGCTTTTGTTGAATTTAACTATCCAAATATTGGACTAAGTACAACTTACAGCAAAGAAAAGTGTCTCAGAGATACTGGTTTTATAGTTGATGCTGTTTCACACGATCTTAAGTATAATTCAAACAATAAGTCTGTTGAGGCTGGTTTGGCATATTGGGATGCTGGTTCTTCATATGTTACGAATGAAACTGAAGAAACTTTATTTGCATACAACTATGTCAAGTTTATTGGACAATATGTAATCAATAATCAGACTCCACCAACCTTATATCAATCATCTGTACAACAACAGTTTAATTTTACTGTAACTCCAGATCCTCTTAATAATAACGTTAATAGATATAAAGACTCTAGAGATCTCATTCTAGCTAATAAGAGAGAAATTCAGGATAGATCTCTCGCATCTGTTGCTATTGGGTTCCCAGATTTTTACTTCCCTGGAGATAATCAGACTAATGAAAGATCCAGGTATTATGATGGTTACCGACTGATTCAGGTAAACAGACAAGAAATTATTGATACTTCTTATTCTAACAGTCTTTCAGTTTATCCTGGACTTTCTACTGTAACTTCCCAATATAAATCGGATTTGGGTAAATTTATTGATGCAGTTTCCGTTGATATATTCACAGGCGGTAATGCTTATTCCAGAGAGTTTACTGCTTCGTATTTCAATAATGACATCATCATTCCTGGTAGTTTAACTGGTGGTCAGTCCGAATCTCTCTATGGATTTGTTCAGTCCAGGGATTTGATGAGAAGTGCAGTCAGAAATGGACTTTCTATTCAAGATTTGACCGTTACTGATGGTCCTCCTACTTATGGTGTAGGAACAACAGTCTCTAACACCGATTCTAACGCCTGTAGTGACGTTCAATTTAACATTGTAAGTCTGGTGGGTGTCATTACCTCAATCATTTCTCTGGGGTCCACGGCAACGCTGCCAGTCCTTAATGTGGGTACTTATACGACAGGGGGTAATAAGTGTTTCCGTGATTTGGGATATATTATTGATGGCGTAGCTCAAGACTTATCATATGGAACTAATCAACATACAATATACAATACTAAAAAGTACTTTGATGGTGTTGGTGTTGCTTTGACGAATGGACTTCTTGGTGAAGAATCTGAATCGATTTATGTTTTTGAAAGTTCAAGAGGATACATGAAAGATGCTGTTACAAATCAGTTGTATTCCAAGGATCTCACAATTACAGCTGATCCACTGACAGGATTTAACACAGATCCATCTTCTTGTGCAGATGTCCAAACCAACATTGATACTTTGGTTGGAATTTTAACAGTTGCTATAGGAAATAGTAGTCTTGCCGGAATCCCAACAGAATTCTACGGAACTGCAGATTGTGCAGATGTTAGATCATCTCTTGGCAACTATGTCGGAATTATAACTACAATTATTGGATTGGGTACAAATTTTGCACCAGATTTAACATTCCCATCATTGACAAGGGGTGGTGCAGTTGTTGGATTAACAACCTTTAAGTTAAAAAATAAAGGAATTTCTTTATTCAAACATGAATTTACTAGTTCTAGTATTGATGTCACAACTGATACGTTCACTATTCCCAACCACAATTTCCAGTCAGGTCAAGAGTTGATTTACTCTTATTCAAATGGAAGTCCTATTGGAATTGCAACCACTTCATACGTTTCTGGACCTGTTGATAGTCTGTTGAATGTTTATGATTTTGATGGAACGTCAGTATTAGAAAATGGATATGCAGGCGCTTTAACAACTTCTATAACTGGTGTGTCCACAGTATTGTCTCCTGTTGGACCATCTTTTAAACAATATGTTCAAACTGTTGGTAATGGAACAACTGGAACTGGTGCGGAATTTAACGTTACAATCACATATAGTGTATCTACTGGACAACCACTTTCAACATCGATAACTCTAATTAAGGGTGGAAGTGGATATTCGATTGGAGAAACTGTATCTATCGCAGGTACATACATGGGAGGAACAACTCCAACAAATGATTTGAGTTTTGTGGTTTCTGCAACAGGTCCAACAGTACTGGATGCAGAAGCTAATCAAAGTTATTCTGAAGTTCCTTCTTCGGATGCAACTGGAGCCACTTTCAATGTGTTTAGAAATAATGATGGGGAAATTGCTTCGGTCGATGTTTTAAATGGTGGATCTGGATATGATTCCAATTCAGTAATCTCAATTGCTGGTACTTATATTGGTGGATCTGGTTCTAATGATGATTTATCCTTTAGACCACTTGAACTTGGTACAGATTCTTTACCAGCCAACCTTTTTGTATTTAAACTAAATGATAATCAATTTAAACTTTCTGGATTATCAACTAGTGTATTTTTGAATTTAACTGGAGTTGGAACAGCAACACATTCTTTGGAATATAAGGATCCAAATGCTAGCGTAATGATAACAATTGATGGTGTAATCCAAAAACCACTATCGAGAAAATCTCTTGAAGTTGTTCTTGCATCAAGTGTTTCTACGGCCTCCACAGACATATTGAGTATTGCTTCTGGAATTTCTTCATTAAATGTTCGTGATATCATTAATCTTGATAATGAACTTGTTTCAATTAAAAAAATTGGAGTTTCTTCAGAAAATCATGTGGAAGTTGAGAGAGGTTACTTTGGAACAGTTGCAGCTGCACATACTATTGGCGCGGCGGCTACAGTATTAAACGGTAGTTTCAATATTATTGGAGATATAATTTATTTTGATACTGCTCCATATGGTCAAATAGGTCCTGTTGGATTGGAAACTGGATCTATATTTGGTGGCAGAGCTTTTAGTAGAAGATTTGATGCCGGTACTCCAGAGGATAAGAATATTCTATTCGATGACATATCATTGTCATTTACTGGTATTGCAGCAACAGAATTTACTTTAAAATCTAATAATCAAACAACAAATACAGTTTTCAATGATGTTAATAATTCTACAGAAATTAGTAACAATCCAATAGTTCTAATAAACAATGTTTTCCAAAACCCATCTGTTGATTATACTGTAGATGGTAGTGGAACAAATGTTCTGAGGTTCTTAAGTGGTACTCCAAACGCTGGAAGAATATCGAAAGTCTCTATTTCCACCAGTTTTGGTTACATACCATTAATTGGTGCCGCGGCTACTGTAGTTGTTTCTGCTGCTGGAACAATCAGTGATGTTGTTGTTACTGGGGGCGGTTCTGGTTATAGAAGTGCTCCAGTAGTAAGTATTGCATCTACTATTGGAACTGGTGCTAGTATTACCGCTACTGTCGGTGCTGGTGGAACAATCACGGGATATACTGTTGTAAATGCGGGAAGTGGATACACAACAACTTCCCTACCAGTCGCAGCAATTGGTTTGCCTACTGGATATAGCGCTCTATCACTTGATTATGCTGATGGATCGTCTGGTGTTGGTCAGGATGCAAGACTTTCTGTTCAGATCGGTATGGGATCCAGTGTCATAAACTTTAAATTTGATCGCCCAGGTCTTGGATACAAACTTGGAGATAAACTTACTCCAGTGGGAATATACACGAATACCTCAATTAGATATGATTCTTTAAATATTTCTAACGTTTTATATAATAACACAACCGGACTCACTACCATTACTACAGATTCTGTTCACAATCTTAGTGAAGATGATCTTGTAACTCTCACTGGTATAGCATTTACTTGTGGTTATGATGAAGTCGGTATTCAAACCTTCTCTTATGATGAGGCTAGTGGAATTTGTACAGTTGTTACTTATTCTCCTCATGGATTATTACGAGATGATGTACCTGCAAATCAAACTAGTGATGAAGTATTCCTATTCAACTTACCTTTCTCTTGTGCTGCAGAACATGCAGGTGTTACAACAACAATCTTCCCAGATGGCACATCTTCTTATGGAAGAGTATTCCCAGTTCTAACTTCTATAAGTTCTACTACTTTCACTATGAATGCTGGAGTTTCTACAATTCCACATATATTTGAAGGATGGTCTGAGATTGGAATTACTACATTCTCTTACTATGAGGTCACTGGACTATCAACTGTGACAACATCTACAAATCATGAGTTTGCAGTTGGAGATAAAGTAACTTTAGCTGGACTTGCGTTTACTTGCGATTCACAATACGTGGGTCTAACTACAACAATTTTCCCAGATGGTACTTCGGAATATGGTTACACTTTCACTGTTACTGCAGTTAATAGTGCAACAGAGTTTGAGTTTCTTGCTGGAATATCTACTATCGTACACTACTACACTGGTGGTGGACATACCAAGAAAGTTCCAACGGTTCAAAGAGTTTTAAGATATACTGATGATAGTACTGATGGAGCTAGGGACTTTAGAGTAGTTTCTATTGGATCTACCAATGAGTTTACTGTTTTAGCTGGTTCTATTTCAACAATACCGCACTATTATACTCAAGGCGGAATAGTAACATTCAAACAATATGAACCTTTCATTTTGACAGTTGAAGAGGTACAAACTGATACATTTGCTGGTTTCTATCCAGGTCAGTTTATACAGTTTGATGATATTTCTACATTCTTTAATGGATTTAGGAAAAAGTTTACACTTGCAACCACACTTAATGGAGTAAGAACTGTTATAGGACTTAAAGTTCCAGATGGAACTGACTTAGATATAACTAATAACATCTTCATCTATATTAATGATGTGTTACAAGTTCCCGGTACATCATATTCGTTCTCTGGAAGTAGAATAACTTTTACTGAGGCTCCAAAAGCTGGATCAAAGTGTGTTATCCTTTACTATAGAGGATCTTCAGTTGACGTTGAATTGATCGATCCACCAAAAACAATTAAACCAGGTGATAATATTGTTATTCAGGAAAATCCACTAGATCCTTATGATATTTCACAATTTGATAGAGTTGTTAAAAAGATTGTTACTTCGGATCAATTAGAAACTTTCAATTATTATTCTGTTGGTATTATTACCGATCCAACAAGAGTAAGACCACTGACATGGAAGAAACAACTTAGTGACACTGTTATCAGTGGAACACTTTATTCTAAGTCTAGACCAAGTTTGCAGAGTGGCGTTAAACCTTTTGCTACAGTAATTAAAAAGATTCTACCAGATGACACATCAATCTATGTTGATAATGCATACCCACTGTTTACGGATATTGATAAACTTTCTGAAGATATTAGAGACATTTTAATTTTAGAGAATAAAACAGTTGAACAGTGTCTTACTGAGACCGTAGTTGCCACTTCATCCACAGTTTCTACTATTAATATTACAAATGGTGGAGTTGGATATGCAAATACGTTATCTCCAAAAGTTATTATTTCCGAGTCATCTATCAATCAAAAAGATCCAATTTTCAATTGGAAGGGTTCTACTGGTTTGACCACAACATATTCTTTAAATTCTTTGAAATTCAATGATAGATTTGTTGCTGTTGGAGCCAATGCTGTTTATGCAACAAGTTATGATGGAATAGATTGGCAAATCGGCACAGTTGGTTTTGGCCAAACTCAGAGTATAGATTTCAATTCTATTGAGTCTGTTGGTATTGGTACAAGTAATTTATTAGTTTCTGTTGGTAGTCTCGGTAAAATTGTAAAAGCAACAGACTATAATACCTCCACTTCAGTTTGGGAACAAATTCCTTTGAAGGAAGATGTTGCTCTTCCTGGGTTTGGTGTTATTAATCAAGTGGGCAGTGGATATACTGGAACATTTAATCAAATTGTATATTCCAGCGTTACTGATAGTTGGGTAGCTGTTGGAGCTGCAGGATCCATATTTGTTGCTACTGGAGTAACCACCGACGCATTTATCAATAGATTCTCATCTACTCTTTCTGATCTCAACAGTGTTGCATTTGGTGCAGAATATTTTGTCGCAGTCGGCGCGGATGGAGTTATTAGAACTTCTAACAATGGTGCAATTTGGGAAAATGCATCTTCCCCAGTTTCCACTAACTTGAATAAAGTAATCTATGCTGATGGAAGATTTGTGGCTGTTGGTAATAATGGAAAGGTTTTACGTAATCTCACAAGAGATACATATGAAATTATTGCAAATAATTTGGGAACTCTTGATATTACCAATGTTTATTACAGTTATGGATTCTACGTCGCTACTGTTTCCAATGGTGATGTATACTATTCATTTGATCTGTCTGATTGGATTTATAGATCTACAAACCAATCCAATTATATAAATGACTTTGTGTTTGAAGATAGTCTCGGTTCTGATGGCAGGTATGTTATTGTTGGAGTCGGTGCTACAGCAATGTATGCAGAACCAGTTCTCAATAGAGCCACTGCAATCTCATCAGTAACCAATGGAGTTGTTACTTCTATAGAAGTTGATAATCCTGGTTTTGGTTATGATCCAAATAATCCACCTCCAGCTATAGTTGAACTTGATACTTATAAGACTGAAACTGTAAAATCTTTTAAAGTAGTTGGTGATTTTGGAATTATTATTGGTATTCAAACTTACATTAGTGGAACACCTGGAATTGGAACAACTTCTCCAAAAATTTCCTTTACCTTGAAATCTGAACAATATGATAATAGTACTCTAGGTATTGGATATTCATCACTCAATGTTTTAGGAGTTACGAATAGTCAATTATCCAAGGGTGATTATTTTGTCATTACAGATAGTAACGTTGAAACTGGTGGAAATCTGATTGGAATTTCAACACTTCTTGGGGGAATGTCAAGTTATCCAGATTCCGTTGTCGGGGTTGCTACACAGTTCTTAGATGGAGTTTATAGAGTAGAAGATGTTACGACACCTTCGATCGGCATTGTTACGGTAACATGTAATTTTGCTCCTATGATTGATAATTATGTACAGGTCTGGCCTAGAGGTGAAAATGATACTGGAGTTAATACTGGTGGATTCTATGGAAGATATAGTTGGGCAAAGATCTATGATTATCAAAATAGAATCTTGGGCGATCCACAAACATTTGATGTATTCATTGACAATGGAATTACCGGATTATCTACATCTCCAAAAGTTTTAAGAACAAGAACTGTAGTTAGTCAATAAAAGGTGACTAAATAAAAAAAAGTATAGTTAACAATGCCCGCTATAATATCGGATCAATTCAGAATTCTGAATGCAGAAAACTTTGTCAAAAGTGTTTCTGGCGTAGGTGACACTTCAAACAAATATTATACTTTCATCGGACTTCCGAATAGCAACGATTCGGCTGCTGGTGGATCTCCAACTTGGTCTTCCAATACTCCATCTCCTGTTGATGGATTTAGGGAAGAGTACCAAGTTAAAGAAAGTATTATATCTTTGAAACAGATAACAAATCAAGATGTACGGAGACTGGTTAGAAAGGTAAATTGGGTGGCTGGAAATACTTATGAAATGTATAGACATGACTATAATGTTTTTAATGTAACTCCAGTTACTTCTCAGACTGGACTTTATGAAGCAAATTATTATGTCATAAACGAGGACTTGAGAGTTTATGTTTGTCTGCAGAATGGAACTGACCCAGAAAATCCTAAAGGAAGACCATCTTTCGACCAACCTACATTTATTGATCTAGAGGCAAGAGCTGCGGGTGCAAGTGGTGACGGATATATTTGGAAATATCTTTATACTATTAAACCATCAGAGATTGTAAAATTTGACTCTATTGAGTACATTCCAGTTCCAGATAGTTGGGGGGAATCTGGAGAGTCAATCGCAACAAAAAATAATGCGGTTGATGGGAAAATAGAAGTCGTTTTGGTTAATAATAGAGGTGCAAATTATCAGCCAATCTCTACGTCTTTTTCAAATGTTCCAATTTTGGGAGATGGATCTGGTGGAAAAGCTACTATTACGATCGATTCTTTTGGTAAAGTATCTGAAATTTTTGTTACGGACGGTGGTAAAGGATATACTTATGGAACCATACAATTCTATCCTGGAGCTCCAGGGTCGGAAATTAATGGTCCACTAAGTCAGTTGAGTAATACTGGAATTGGTACAACGTCCATATCATCATTTAACGTTATTATTCCACCAAAAGGTGGACATGGATATGACGTTTATAGAGAACTTGGTGCATACAGAGTCCTCTTATATTCAAGATATGAAACTTTGGAGAGCAATCCTGATATTATTTTAGGTAATGATTTTGCTAGAGTGGGAATATTGAAGAATCCTACTATTGTTGGTAGTGATGTTCAAGTTTTAGATGCTTCGGTTGTTAGTGGATTAAATGCATTGAAACTGGCCGGTGTTACAACAAACACAACTTATGGTGTTGATTCGGTTATCAAACAAACCGTTGGTTTGGGGTCTACTGCGATTGGATATGTTGCATCCTGGGATCCAATAACCGGAGTATTAAAGTACTATCAACCAACAGGACTGGCTTCAAGTGAAACTGGATTTAAAATTATTCCTTTTACTGCAACTCCAGACGTTGGATATGGATTGACCATCAATTGTTCATCTATTGTTGGACCAACTTTGCAAATTAATTCTGGATTTAGTGGTGTAACTACCACAATAAATAATAGAATATACCAGTTAGGTCAAGATTTCGTATCTGGAATTTCTACTGCTGAGTATAACAAAAAATCTGGGGATGTTATTTACTTGGATAATAGACAACCTATTCCGAGATCTGCCAACCAAAAGGAAGACATTAAAATTGTATTGGAGTTTTAAATAAAAATGGCACAAAATACAAATCTAAACACATCCCCATATTTTGACGATTTTGATGTAACTAGAAATTATCAACGAGTCTTATTTAAGCCAGGAACTCCAATCCAAGCTAGAGAACTGACAACACTACAGTCAATTCTTCAAAATCAAGTTGAAAAATTTGGCAAACACTTTTTCAAAGAGGGTCAAGTAGTAATTCCAGGAAATACTGCTTATGATTCTGAGTACACATGTGTTCAGATTGACCCAACTCACTTGGGAATTCCAGTATCTACATATATTGAATATTTGGTAGGGAAGAGAATTAAAGGCGAGACGAGTGGAGTTTTTGCCAAAGTTGAAAGATATATCACTAGCGATGAGTCGGAAAGAGATAATTATACTCTATACATAAAATATCAAAGTTCAAGTGAAGATGATTTTTCTACAAGTACATTTGTGGATGGTGAAAATCTTATCGTTTTGGATAATGTTGATTATGGTTTAGGTGTTATTAGAACTGAATCTTCATTTGCTACTACAATCATTGAAGGTTCAGTTGCTACTGGATCTGCGATCAAAATTGAAGAAGGTGTATATTTTATAAGAGGATTTTTCGTAGATGTCTTTCCTCAGGCAGTAATATTAGATCAATATACCAATGTCCCAAACTATAGGGTTGGCCTATCTATTTTCGAGGACATTGCTGTACCATCTCAATCAAATCAAGACTTATTTGATAATGCAAGAGGATTTTCAAACTTTGCTGCTCCTGGTGCAGACAGATTAAGAATTACGGCCACTCTCATTAAAAAATCACTAGATGACTTTAATGATGAGAATTTTGTTGAGTTGGTTAGAATTGAAAATGGAATTATTAAAAAAGTTCCAAAAAAAGAAGATGCTCCCAAACTTATTACAGATGAGTTGGCCAGAAGAACCAACGAAGAGTCTGGAGATTACTATGTAAAACCATTCAGTGTAATTGCTAAAGAATCTTTAAACAATAAGATTGGAAATAATGGTGTTTATAACGTAGGTCAATTAACAAAACAAGGAAATACTCCATCAGATGATCTACTAGCACTACAAATATCTCCAGGAAAGGCTTATGTGAGGGGATATGAAGTAGAGACTCTTATAACTGTAAACGCAGATTTGGAGAAACCAAGAACAACCGAAAGCGTCAAGGACATAACAGTTCCATTTAGTCTTGGAAATCAAGTTGAAGTTGATAATGTCTATGGAACACTCCCCGTTGGATATGGTGTCAGTAGTCAGGTAACTTTATATTCAGAAAGAACTGTAACTCCTGGTGTTGCTGCTGGAATTCCCATTGGAATAGGTAGGGTATATGATCTGAAATTAAAAAATGCAGAATATCAAGGTCCTGAGACTATTTTTGAAGCCTCCGCTTTTGACTTGCAAACATATACTTATTTGCAATTAAATACATCAATATCTTTAACTGTACCTGCTTATGTTGAAGGTAAGAATAGTTCTGCATCTGGATTTTTGGTTTCCGATGTAAACAACAGTAGTCAAATAGTACTCTATCAAGCTTCTGGTGAGTTTACTATCGGAGAACAATTGCAGATTGATGGTGAAGATGTTTCTAGAACTATTACCAATATTAGAGATTGGACTCTCGGTGATGTTCGACAAGTTGTTGGGTATGTCGGAGCTACTACATCCTTTACTTCTGATACAATAATCAACCAAGCAGTTCCACTTGGACCGCAGAACTCAGAGTACACTATTTCGGCTAATTCTGGTGGTATAAGTACAGTAACTACATCAGTTTCTACTTTCGGAGTTGGAATTAATACGGGTGATATTTTTGTCTATACTAAAAAAGGTGAAACTTTACCAACTTATAATAGAGTTACCGAAGTAAATGCTGCTGGAAAAACCATAAAACTTCAAGCCACTACAAATGTTGCTGGAGTCTCTATTGGTAGTTTGCCAACTAGTGAAGTGGAAACTAGTGATTTGGTAAAAGGCATCTCTGTTTTGGTCAACACTAGAGAGGCATATTTCTTCGCGGATTTGGAACATTCCAATATTGCCAATATGGATGTATCTGAAGGTGAAATCGTTTTTAGAAAATCTTATCCAGTAACAATTGCTTCAAATGGATTGACTGCCACTTTAGAAAGTGATACCAATCTTTCACTAGAACAATTTGACGAAGAAGATTATAACCTAGTTTTTGATGATGGAACTATTGAGACTTTAACTTCTGGCCAAGTTACTATTAGTGCAGCGAGAACTATAACTCTGACCAATTTGAGTCAGAATGGGCCTGCAACTTTAACTGTTACTCTTAAAAAGAGAAGATTAAAACCTAGAAAGAAAATTTATAATAGATGTTCTGTTTTAAATATTGTAAATTCTAGTTCAAATTCATCCGGAGTTGGAAGCACCACCCTTTCCGATGGACTAACATATGGACCTTATTACGGAACTAGAGTTCAGGATGAAAAAATATCTTTGAATGTTCCTGATGTAGTTTTTGTTGCGGGAATTTTTGAATCCTCGGATGAAAATGATGCAGATCTACCAAAATTAGAACTCATTGACTTGAATGCAAACATTTTGAATGCAATCAAAGGTGAGATTGTTTATGGTCAGACAAGTAATGCAATGGGAATGTTCGTTGCAACTAATGGAACTAATGAAATAGAATTCGTATATACAAATGAAAATACTTTCCAAGCAGGAGAAAAAATTCTTCTGTATGAATCAAATATTAGTGCAGAAATAAGTCTTCTTATAGAAGGAGACAGAAATATAATTGGAGACTTTATTTTCGAAAATGGTCAGACAGAAGAAATTGCAGATTTCTCATCTATAAGAAGAAAATCGGGAGTAACTGCACCTTCAAGAAGATTGAAAGTAGTGTACAACCATTATTATATTGATCCCAATGATGATGGAGATTTTGTAACCGTCAACTCTTATGATGCTGATAGATATTCAACAGATCTCCCCCAAATTGGATCTTTTAGGGGAAGTGATATTATTGACCTTAGACCTAGAGTTACTCCATATGATAGTTCAGTAACTCCATATTCTCCTTTTGAATTCAATTCAAGACAATTCCTACCATCAACAAACTCAACTCCATATAACTTCGCTAAAGATAAGGATTTATTCTTATCCTATGACTACTATCTTGCAAGAACGGATAAGTTATACCTTAACAGATATGGAGAATTTTTTGTATCTAAAGGTGTTCCATCTTTAAAACCAGTTGAACCACCCGGTGTTGAAAATTCTCTAGAAGTTGCTACAATTACTATGAGACCCTATGTTTATAACGTAGGTGATGTAACTGTACAATTATCTCCACATAAACGTTATAGAATGCAAGATATAGCGAGACTGGAAGATAGACTGAGAAATGTAGAATACTATACTTCATTGTCTCTCTTAGAAACAGATACTAAGAACTTGAAAGTAAGAGATTCCCAAACTCAACTTGATAGATTCAAGTGTGGTTTCTTAGTAGATAACTTTAAGTCTGTTCAGACTGGAGCTCTTGGAGATCCACAACATAAGTGCAGTATTGACACCACAGATGGTTTACTTAGACCACAACACTATACTACTTCTATAGATCTCCTTCTCGGATCAGAAGCTGTTATTGGTGCTTCTAATTCTTCAAATCCAGATGCAGACTTGAGATTTGTTAAAGATTTGGGTAATCCAAATACTGTTAAAGTTGGTGATATTGTTTGTTTGAAATATTCGCATGTAGAATTCCTCAAGAATACTTTTGCAACTAGAATTGAAAATGTCAACCCATTTGCTGTTGTAAACTGGATTGGCGCGATTGAACTTAATCCCGCTACAGATACTTGGATCGAAACAAAAGGAACTAAAAAAACTGTAGATCAAGAAGGAAACTATGAAACTACTATCCAACAATTAGGAGTTGACACCAATACTGGACTATCTCCTATTGACTGGGGTGCATGGGAAACAACATGGACTGGAACAAAAGTCGTTGCCAGACAAAACATGGGAAGAATCCATGTTGGTTCACGAGTAATCGGTAGAAGCACCAGTAGAGGTAGTTTCCAAAAAGGAAGAGGCGTTCCTGAAACAACAAGAACGACTTTCCAAGACCAGTATACTAATTTTACAAACGTAACTACTTTAACTACCACAAAACAAGCTAGACAGGGTATTCAATATAAGGTATCTGAAAGATTTGATACTGTAAACCTGGGAACATTTGTGGTATCGACTGAAGTTATTCACGTTATGAGATCTAGAAATATTGAATTCATAGCAAGAAGACTGAAACCAAAAACACAACTATACGCATTTTTCGATGACGTTGACATGCTTAAGTATGTCGTTCCAAAACTCATTGAAATTGAAATGAAGAGTGGTACTTTCGTTGTTGGGGAAACTGTCACGGGTACTGTTGGCACAACTTCTATTAGGTTTAGATTGGCTTCACCAAACCACAAGTATGGTCCATATAATAATGCTGATCAGGTTTACACACAAAATCCATATAAACCAAATCAAACAATTCCGTCTTCATATTCAACAACATCTAGCATACTGAATGTTGATACTGCTGCTTTGGAATTGCAATCTGCTTCTGGTTATTACGGACATATTGTTAAGAATATGCAACTTAAGGGAGAAAGTTCTAAAGCAATTGCGAAAGTAAAAGATCTGAGACTTATTACAGATTCTTCTGGTACTTTAATTGGATCTCTCTTTATCCCAGATTCCAAACTACAATCTACTCCATCCTTTGAAACCGGAACTAAGACATTTGTTCTTACAACTAGTTCAACTAACAGCACTATTGTTGGTTCCACGGATAGTACTGCTGATGCTAAGTTTACATCTTCTGGAACATTAAACAACACAGAAGAAGTTACTTTAAGAACTAGAAATGCAAATGTTGAAAGATTGAATCACTCTGAAGAGAGAACTCTAACGTCAAAGAAAACAACACTTCAGGCCGGAACTTCATTCTCAAATCGTACTGTAACTCAAACAAGATGGGTTGATCCACTTGCACAATCTTTTGAAGTTCCAGATGAAAACGGTGTATTCATAACCAAGTGTGATGTATTCTTCCAAGCAAAAGATACTAATGATTTGCCTGTCACGATGCAAATCAGAACAATGCAAACTGGTTTGCCAACTACAACCATTATCCCATTTGGTGAAGTGATCTTAGACCCAAGTCAAGTAAAACTATCAGATGACGGCAAGGTTCCAACAACATTTACTTTCCCATCTCCAGTATATCTTGAAACTGGAAATTCATATTGTGTAGTCCTTCTTTCTGCATCAAATGAATATAAAGTGTGGGTATCGAGAATGGGTGAAGAAGATGTAACTACTTTGGATCTACCAGAATCCCAGAAAGTAGTTGTGTCTCAACAACCGTTACTAGGTTCTCTTTTCAAATCACAAAATGGTGCAACATGGGATCCTAGCCAGTTGGAAGATTTGAAATTAACTCTCTATAGAGCTAATTTTGTCACAGAAGCCTCAACTGTAAGATTCTATAATCCAAAATTGGATGTTGGTAATAATCAAATTGTAACTTTAAGAGCAAATCCATTAGATACAATTTCTAAGTCTGTCCTCGTTGGTTTGGCTAAGAGTCTAAGTTCATCTGAAGTTAGTGGATTGACTCCTGGAAGTCCAGTATTCCAAAGTAACAACTCTGTATTCAGATCTAATCTGAGAAGTGTTGTTGGTGCTATTGGAATTGGAAGTACATTATCTGTAACAGGTCCTGGTATTGGATTTACCTCTGCATTTAAAACTTATTCCAATGTAGATGTTGTTTCCATAACAGGTAATGGTTTTGGCGCTAAAGTGAATTTAAGTGTTGATAATGGCGTTGCAATCGCAGCAACTGTTTCTATCGGTGGTACTGGTTATGCATATGGAGACGCTCTTGAAGTTGACTATGCCCAAACTGACAATCTTGGTACTAATTTAATTCTTAGTATTCCAAATAATGTTGGTGTCATTTCATCATTTAACTCATTGTTAGTTGATAGAGTTCAAGGAACTCTAACTCAAAATAGTACAGATAGTCTGTTCTATGTTGGTACTGGAGGAACCTCACTTCTCACGGGTGCAACTGTAAATACTATAACATCACTTTCTGATGGTCTACACTTTAAAGTAAGTCATAACAACCATGGAATGTATTCTTTGGTCGATAAAGTTACGTTAACTGGCATAGAACCAGATCAAAAACCACAAACTCTCAAGTCAACATATAATTCTACATCTACGCAAAGTATTGTTGTAAGTAATGTTGGAATTTTCACAAGTTTTGAGAATGTTACTGTTTCTGCGGTAAACCCAGGATATATTTTGATTGAAAATGAAGTAATAAAGTATACTGGTATTGTAACATCAACCAATAGTTTGACCGGAATAACCAGAAACATTGATAACACAGTTTCTGGAAGTTATGAACTTGAAGCTTCGGTATTCAAATATGAATTAAATGGAGTATCTTTAAGAAGAATAAACAAAACTCATAGTTTTGCAGATACCGATTTGGTAACCTATCCAGCAGATCTTGATTACTATTATCTAAAAGTGGACATGGGTTCCACTAGTGGTAGGGGAATTGATAGAACTCCTGGAAATGGTGCAGGATATCCAGCTCTCTATTTCAACTCTAATAAGTCTTGTGGATCATATGACACAGTTCCTTTGACTGGTTCTCCAAAAGGACCAAAAGCCACCCAAAATATACCTTTCAGTGTCATTAGACCAAATATTGCAACAATGTTGCCACAACAAACTTCAATTTCTGCAAAGGTGAGGACCTTCAGCGGATCTTCACCAGATTCTAACTTAACTTCATTTATAGATCAGGGTTTTGTGGACATTTCATTAAATGATAACACCGAATTCGATTCTCCAAGAATTATTGCTTCTCAAATAAATGAAGAGACTTATCTTCAGGACTTCCCAGGCAAGAAGTCATTTACAATGGAATTTACAATGAGCACTGATGATGAAAAAGTTTCTCCAGTTATTGACTTGGATAGAGTAAATCTTATCACCATCGCAAATAGAATTAACTCTAAGGTTACAAATTATGCAACAGATGCAAGAGTCAATTCTCTAGTAAATGATCCTACAGCTGCAACTTACTTAAGTAGTGTTGTTATTCTTGAT